GTACTTGTTATATCATTTGTACTAATTATTTTACTATTAATATCTAATGGCATTATTGTGTTCTTGTGTTAAATATAATAATTATTTTTTATTTTATCAATATTATTCAGGTCGTTTTGGTGTTGCTGTTGCAGGATCTTCTTCTTGTAAAACAAAAGAATAAACCTTATTATTTTTATTATTATATAAGTATAATTTTTCCTCACCCTCCACAATTGTATAATCACCGATTCCGTTTGACATTGATAAGTCGGATGTAAATACTGTGTTCCATCTAGCGGATGATGAACCTAAATTTTGTGTACCATTTGCTGTTGGCGTAATGTTACCACTTAATGTCATATTACCATTTTGAAAAAATGAATACTGTGGTGAGCTTGTTGATCCAAAATGAAAACCAATATAATCAGTACCACCTTGATAATAACCTAAACCATATCCCGTTGAATTACCAAATGCCCAAATTCTATTAAATCCCGAAGCGTATGTTGAACTTAAAAACCCACCACTCGCACCACCCGATGCTGCAACTGTACCACTTGATGTTACACCAGCAAATGAAGGTGAGTTACCTGTACCAACATTTTGGTTAATTGTATACGCGGTTATATTTGATGCGGTACCTGTTGTGTTCTGATTTAATGTTGGAACATCAGCAGCAACTATAGTTCTAAAGGTTGGTGTACCTGAGGACCCATTGGGTGCTGCTAAGAAAGTATTTGCAGTTTGTGAACTAAAATTGGAAGCCGCAACTGTTAATGTACCACCAAGAGTTAAATTACCCGTTGATGTTACAGTACCAGATAAACTCAAACCACTGACAGTTCCAGTACCACCAACAGATGTTACGGTACCTGTTGTTGAACTTGTTCCCGCACCTATTGCTGTTCTAAAATCCGAATCACTTAATGTACTTATTGTGTTATTATCGTTAATACGAATAAATCGTATTGCCGATGGGTTTGTTAATGTAAATAAATTACCACCTACTGTAGTTGCTCCTAAGTTTGTTATAGCATTAGCCGCGGTCGATGCTCCTGTACCTCCATTAGCAACTGCAATCGCGGTACCGTTCCACACACCCGTGGCGATGGTTCCAACAGTAGTTATTGATGAACTACCAGCCACGGGAGAAAATGCTGATGCGTGACTACCGTCAAGTAAATCTGCATCCAATCCTGATGCAGCTCCGTCATTTCCTGCGTGCCATACTACATTGTTTTTATATGTGATGGAGTTCATTCCCGCGTTGAACACTACTGTGGACCAAGCGTGATCAACAACTTCGAAGTTCCTGTCTGTGCCAGTACCTAACTGAATCGTCATAGTACCTGCAGATCTATCTGACGCTCTACCTATCCATGCCTCACCACTATTTGTTGTACCAGAGGGGAATCTACCCATTCTTATGTACTGAGTACCAGTTGTACCCATTGTAAGTGCCCCGTTAAAAGTTAAGTCTGTGGATGTACTAGCACCTCTACCTGTAACCGTAGCTAACGTATCGGTTTCGGTGTATCCGGTAATAAAACCAGCAGAAGAAATTTGTGCGGAACCAGATATAACACCTTCAGCATTTAATCTTGTTTTAATCCCACTTGAATAGTTTGTTGTTGCTGTTAAGTCAATTTGAGATGAACCCGAAACCAATGTAGGTCTATCTGATATTGAATTAAATGATATTTGTGATGATCCAGAAACTAATGATGGTTTGTCCGTTATACCATTAAATGATATTTGACCAGATCCTGATACTACCGAAATATTATTAAAAAATGAACCCGAATGAATTGTTGTACCGTTTAACACTTGGGAACTACCGCTAATAATACCACTTGGTATTCCTGTTAAACCACTATAAATAACTTGTGATGAACCTGACACCAATGTTGTCCCCGTCGCACTCAATGTGCCGTTAATTACGGTGTTAGAGAGAATGGTAACAGTTGTTCCATTATCACTAATATTACTGTCACCAAGGTGTTCAGAATTGATTGATTTGACTACTCTGTTTGTTGTAGGATAAATTTCAGAACCCAAACTGTTAAAACTTTCAGGACCCATTAACACAACGGAAGAAGTTGTTGGACTACCTGCAATTGCCTGGTGAACAAATATCCATTGGTCATTAATTGAATCAAATAACATCGAACCAGATACTGTCGGAGAAGAACCACTATCGATAACTGCAAGACCACCAAATCTTGTTCCTGGATTTTGTGCGTTTACCGTGATTAAATTGGTACCAATATTTAACGTACTTTGAGAAATAAAATTAATTGAAGACGATCCTCCGACAATTAAATTTTGTGATATAAATAATGAACCAGTAATTGTTTGACTCCCTTGGAATATGTTACTACCTGTTGTTGCATAACTTCCTGTTACATTTTCTAAAGAAGTTAATCTACCATTTTGCGTCGACTCAACGGAGTTATTTGATGACGTAAAACTATTAAAATCAGTTCTTATACTACTAGTCGCACTTTCTATAGATGTCAATCTATCTGATGCACTTGAAGTAAAAGTATTTAAACTACTAGTTGAAGTTTCAATGGATGTTAATCGTTCATTTGCACTTGAAGTAAATGTATTTAAACTACTGGTTGTACCATGAATTGCATTAATATTGGTTGTGTTAGAACTGGTATAGGAGTTTAAACTTCCTGTAGTGGTCTCAATGATACCTAATCTGGTATCAGTACTACTAGTATAAGAATTTAGTGAACTAGTGCTAGTTTCAATTGAGTTTAATCTACCATTAGCACTAGAAGTAAATGTATTTAAACTTCCGGTAGTTGTTTCAATAGCATTTAATCTACCATTAGCACTAGAAGTAAATGTATTTAAACTAGCGGTTGTGGTTTCTATTACACCTAATATAGTATTGGTACTTGAAGTAAATGTATTTAAACTTCCGGTAGTTGTTTCAATAGCATTTAATCTACCAGTTGTACTTGATGTAAATGTATTTAAAGAAGATGTGGTAGACTCTAAAGAATCCAATCTACCATTTTGTAAACTATTTGTTGTATTGTTAGATGAACTATATGCGTTGAAAACAACCTCATCCAATTTGCCAGTACCTACGGGTACACCATTTAATGTGATTGAACCTGAAATAGTTAATGCACCAGTTATTTCGGTATTTGTGTTGACCCTTAAACCATCAACATTCGAAATTGAGGCAGTTGCACTACCATCTGCAATTCGGGTTAAATTAAGTCCTGTAACCCCACTAGCGGGGATATTATATAAACCACTTCCATTACCAATAAACGAACCAGTAAACGATCCAGTGGTATAGGATGAGGTAAATGCCTCAAAACTTGATGTTAGTGTATAACTTGCAGCGTGTGACGCTGAAATTGCATTACTTGTGGTTCCTGAAATCGTCGCGTTTATGGTTCCAAGTACCGTTAAGTCACCTGAAATATTTCCTGAACCTGATACCGATAGGGAGCCCGAAATTAATGGATCAAATATATTCATCGAATAATAATATTGTTATTAGATAAATACTTCGGAGTCCACATTATTAATTTATTACACTCACTAATTTTAATTTGGGGGTGTTTTTAAGAAATAGAATGTCTTTTATAATTTAAATTTTTGTGTATCCCAACTTCTCCCAAAATTTTTGAGATTTAATATTCCACTCATCAGTATATAGTTTTATGGAATTTAAATTATTGGTTTCCTTCATATCCCACATGGTTTCTTGAATGAACCATGCGGAATCACCATCATGTCTTTTTTTAGACACAAATGCGTTGTATAAATAATCCATATCATACCAAACATGACCTATTGGTAAATCAATATCCAAGAGTAAATACAATGTTTGATTTTGATTTAAACGAAGTTCACAATCACCTAAATCCCACATTTCATCCCAACTAATTTCTGAATTAAAACTATCAATTGATTGTTGAATCAATTCTGAATTTTTTAAAAAATACTCTTTGGTGATTTTAAGTATTGACGTTTCGGGTCTTTGTGGAAATAATCGTTTGGATTCAAGATTATGGATATAATAAATGTTAAAATTAATTGAACTCATCTTTACTACAAAATTTTACCTTCATATTCAGTTGTCCTTCCAATTGATATGAAAGCATGTTCAACATAATGAGGACATTTTAAAACAAAATCAATTGTATTAACTACATCTATATAATTTAATTTATTTTTATTACCATAATCCACATGGTTTTCTAATGTCCCAATAAATAAATTTACAATTTTTACTTTTTTATTTTTATGTTTTTGCAAAACATTTTGTATGGATTTTTTAAATGATTTTTTACTTTCAAAATATTCATGATTTGTAATTATATCATCATTATATAATGTAGATAAATTTAATATATTAATTATGATTTTATTTTCATATTTCCATTTTTCAAATAATCTTTCAAATAATTTTTGTTGATATATTGGATGGAATGTATTATTTATAAACACATCAAATTCTGTTATTGATTGGACAAACTCGTCAACACGAGTTATATCATATCCGTTAGATCTTGAAAATCCAAAAGATTTTATATTTTTAAAAATACTCTCTCCAATACCCTTAGTATGACCACTTATAGCTATTTTCATATTAAGTTATTACTTTTTATATTATAATTATATAAAAACAATATAATTGAATATCGTATTCCCCTTTCGATTTTAGTAACTTCGTGTTCCGTTGTATTTTTAAAAGAGTATATTAACCCAGGGATTTTTGGTACAACAATTTTGGGATTATATAATATAAAATCGCCACCATCATAATCATCATTTAAACACACGCCTACATTTAATACTTGTTTAGGATAGTAAACATCTTTGTGTTTTTCAAATTCATTTCCTTCTAAATATTTGTGGAGATGCAACACCTCAAATGGTTTATTTATTTTAATATCCTTTTCTATCAATAGATATTCCTCTATTCTTTTAAAAATCCATTCTACTTTTTCGTTTTTATATATGTTATAATATGTGTATGTTATATTTTCACGAGGTCTTTCCACATTTTTAGAATTAACATCTCTTTTAATACCTTCTAATTCTAAAGATAAATTTATTATGGATGTACATTCTTCTTTTGTAAACTTAATCATATTATATCAGATTTTGTTTTTTTGAAATAAATTCTTGTAGATTGTGCCAACATTGTTTTGAGGGAATAAATGAATTAACTTCATTAACAAAGTCGAAATAATCGGGGTGAGTAACATCCCAAACCTTTTCCGTTTCATACTCTTCATTACTGAATGTACCCCAATTATTAATTTTCCCATAAAAAACATTAACTTTTTTTCCGAAAATTGACAACATCAAATCATAAAACATTTTCATTTCTTTATAATTTTTTTGTTGAACCACAAATGAAGTTTTTATATTCTTCAAACTTTTTATGGTGTTTATGAACTTGAGATTTTCGATTAATTGGTCCCAATCTCCACCAACTCTGACTTCATTTTCATATGTATGTTTAGTTGCAGCATCAATACTGATTTCACAACTTTTTATATATTTGTGGACTTTAGACATCGATTCCCACATTTTTGCATCCCATTTTGTAGCATTAGTGTGGAGATGTATGTGGGATAAACTCGGCCACCTATTCGAATCAAAATTTCTGAGAAAATCTCTAAATCCAACAGAAACAAACGGGTCTCCTGTACCAGTGATATATAATCTTTTTGTAGTTTGTCCATATTGAGTTTCAATCTCTTCGATAGTTTTTTTAACTCTATCTATTCCTTTTGAATTTTCAACTATCAAGTTAACACGACAGGATGGACATTTTAGATTACAAGTTCTATCAAACGAAAATTGTATTGTGGCTGGTGGAGTTACGATTCCCTTTTTGAATGACTCAATATTTGATTCCAAGTCCTTAGGTAATCTATTTTTGTGATATAATACGCTTGTGTTTCCAATTTCACCAAAGTTTTCGAGTTGATGTAAATAAGGACATTGGGATTTATCACAGTGTCTAAAGGAACCATCTATGACAGATTCTCGTATTTCGTTTGCTTCAGATGACTCCCATGCATCTTTTGGAGATGTGTGTCGTGGTAAATACTTTTTCAACCAAGATGCACAACATAGAAATCTATCCTTTTCATGAATTTCAAGTCCCGCAAAAGGTACTCCACAAACATAATCGTTCAAATCCACTTTTTTCATATTTCAAATTGTTATATTAACTTTGATATTCCGATATCTCTCTCTCGTAGGTAAAATAAACCAGTATATCTAGTTCCTTTTGTTATTGGTTTTACTTCATGAAATTCTGTGGATTTGTAGTGATAGACATCACCCACATCTGCAAGAAATACTTTGTCATTTAACAAAAACTCCCCACCTTCATATTCATCGTTCAGTTTCAAATTTATATTGTAAAGAAAATCTCGATTGAATGTAGTTTCGGCTCTATCGGTATGTCTTGGAAAGTAGTCCCCCTCAATATACTTTAATACCGCTAAATTTACAGTTAAAATAGATAAACCAAGTATCTCTTTTGCATACTTCATTATTTTGTCAGAAATAAATTCATCTGGTTTGAAAATGAATATTTGATATGAAACTCCGTTGATTTTTTTTTCCCATTGATTTTCATTCTCAGAAAATGAAATAATTTCATTACATTCATTTTTTGTAAATAAATTTTTTCTCATCTGTGTCTATAAATTTTTTATGATTAAATCAATTTAGAATTAACCTTATACTGCCTCAACTTATGTTTAGTATTTAAAATATCATAATCTAATTTGATTTGTTTATTTTTCAAACCATCACCATAATATATTGATTCATATGTATCTAACGGTATATTAAAGTTATTTGATAATTTTTTTAAATATGTATTTTCCAAAATAAGTTGATCCATTATAGGACTGATATCTGTGTCCAACTCATATACATATTTTACATTATCCGAACTCCCATTGTATAGATTGGATAATGATTCCGCAAGTTCCTTAATGTTTTCCCTACCTAAAAAAATAACATTATTGAATTTTGGAATTAGGTCACAATAAAACTCATAACATTTATCAAAGTAAGATTGTGGGAGATTTCCTAATTTTACTGATACATTATCTATTTGATGAAACATTGTTTTTACAACAACATTTTCATGTTTATAATTTTTCCATTGTGCACCCCAAGGGGAATATGGTTCATATATTATTTTTAAATTATAACTATTAGATATCGATTTTTGTAAAGATGTGGAACCACATCTAGGACTAGATATAATTAATATGTTCATATGTAATTTATAAAATTTTTTTATTTATTATATCTTCTATATATTCGGCAAATTGTTTATGACCTTTAAAAGAAAAATGAAAATCAATAAATTCACCATTAGTTGCGTTGTGTATGGTTTCAAAACCATCATATATTTTGGGCATATCCCATATTATACAATCTTTAACTTTAGTATTATTTACTAATATTTTTTTTAAAAAATCAAATCTATCATTATTCCTTTTTTCATATAATTTTTTGGGTGAAAAATAATATTGGAAATTTATAAGAGTTTCTATTTCTTCTCTTGAAAACTGGTTTTCTAATTTAAGTTTTTTCCATCCCTCAGTAATTTCATCACATGATAATGTAGATACCCAATCAAAATCGTTTGGAATTGATAATCTATTATGGTATGTTTTTTCTATAATAATGATATCATTTTCTTTTATGGAATCAAAATTTTTTATAATCGAATCAAATATTTGTTCATTACAAAATGCATTTTTTCCATAATTACTAACATTCATTCCTAATCTTTTTGCCAAGTGATTGGGCCAAATATCATCATCTTCTTTTTTATACTTATAATATCCTGTAAAAGAACAATTCTCCACACACCCATGACCAAATGTAAAACTATCTCCAAATGTATGTAGTGTATTCATTACTATATTAAAGATTTAGTTAATCCGAAATCATCGATTGATAACCAAAAAACCATACTGTATCGTATACCTTCTTTAATTTTATTTGCACAATGATCTAAAGATGAATCAAACATTATAGTATTTCCAATTTCTTTTGATGTGATTATAGTTTCGTCATTATGAAAAATGCATAATTCACCACCATTGTACTCAGTTTCATTTGAAAGTTGTATTATTAAAGTTTTATATCTATCTAAACGGTATAAACCCGTATCATTATGTCTTTTATACTCTTGTCTTTTATCATATTTCAAAATTATAAAATATTCAGGTAAAGTTTTTATTCCAAATTCTTTAACTTTTTCTAATATCATAGTTGATAGATTGGAATCCATTTGTATTTTTACTTGAGTTGAGGTTCTATAATTCGATACCTCTGCAATTCCGTTCTCCGCAATTACAGCACTTCGTTCGAATAACGTATCTTTAGATAGTGATTTAAAATAGTTACACTCATCTTCAGTAAATAATTTTTTTTGAATAATATTTTCCATTTTATATTATTTTTTCTATAATTTTTAATCCTTCACTCCCCTCTAAAAAATATTTAGATTGGAATAAATCAATTGATATATTGTTCTTTTGTAAAATGTAAGATAACGCGACACCTTCTCCATTTCCTATACCCGGATAATAGTATGTTTTTTTGATAATACTCTGATATTCAAAAATTGGTTTTAGTCTTTCTAAATCATATATAACATCGGACACATTATCAACATACGGAAAATAATGTAAGTATTCAATCATTAATGGTAATTTATTATACTCGTATCCGATTTTTTTGAAATGAGTTATTAATGGTTCAAAGTATTCTAAATTTGTGTCTGAAAAGTATTTACCCTCAGGCCAATTACCATAATATAAAACTTCATTTGTTGGTTTAAAGTTTTGAACCAATTCGTCTGATATAAAATCAAGACAATCCGCATCTATATACATTACGGATTCTTTTAACTCTTCAACTAATCTAAGTGGAAATAATAATTTGTCTATGTATGAAAAAACCTTATTGGGGTATTTGTAGGTTTTTAAATTTGGGAAGGAGTGTGGGTCATCTGTTAATATTCTAATATCCCATCCGTTTTGTATAAACTTTGGTAAGTGAGGTTTTACTTTATATCGATATTTTTCACCAACCGCAACTATTGTTAATATCATACATATACTACAGTAATTTCTTTAAATCAAACCGGTCATTTCTTCCATAGTTACTAAGTAATTCTTCACCACATTTGATAAGTCTGGTTGATTTACCCGTATCTTTATCCATGTTTGATTTTTTTTCGTTTAATCCACTATTAACAAATAAATAAGGATTAGTATATATCCAATGAAATCCATTAATTAATCTTACATATAGATTAGTGTCCGTTGGGAAATTATTTGAATATTGAAATAAGTCACGAATATGAATTTGTAAATCATATTCCAATGAATCTATTTCATTTTGGGAAATGGGATATACACCAGTTTCACCCTCCCACTCACTAAAAATCAGTGTATCTGCAGGAATATCTTTTACTGCAAATACACCAACCCCAGCAATTCTACTCGGTTTTAATTTAACAAAAACATTATTTTTAATGTAACTAAAAGGACTCATTACAAATGTTTAGATTTAAAAAAATCAAAAAATTTACCTATTACCAGGTTCACTCTTGTTTTTTCAATATCTGACAAATTTGAAGTTGGTCTATTTTTAACTTCACTTAATGATTTTTTCTTGTATAGTTGGGGGTGTTTTGTAATATCCATGATTTAATAATATTTAGTTTTATTTATAACAATTCAAATATTGCTTGCCGTTTAAAGGTTCTATTTAATAATTCATTATCTCCAAGACCTGAGACTATAAAATCCTCCACAATAAAATTATGCTCACTTTCAAAAGTAAGATTACCATCAATTTCTAAATTGTAAAAATTGTCTATATACATCATATCTAATATAACTCCACTAGCCTCAGAAATTGGTTTCCATTCACCATTATCATAGTATGGATGTAGTCTATCTGAAATCATTTCTTTATATTTTACCACCCCCATAAATGAATCCGTAGGATGTGTCAAATGTTCTGTTACAATTCCCTTAACATATTCTCCTTTTCTATAACTCAATACTTCGTCACCATATACTATTTCCCCAATTTTTTTAAGAGACCCATCCCACATTTTAACTGGTGTCTCATATGTGAAACAACTAACTACAGGTTGTCTATTGTGTACCAACACATCATTAGCATAATAGTTATGATGATTTTCAACTTCAGATAAGTTATAAACGGTGTATTCACCTTCTAGTACTTCGATATTAGTAAGAACTTGTGTTTCATTATGTAATTTAATCACATCACCAATCTCAATTTTTTTAACAGGTGTCTCTAAACTATATAATGTATTTGATAATTCATCAGAAAAAGATGACCATCCTTTATCAATTACATATATTGGGTGGTCCATTGTAGCAATTAACTCTTTACCACTTTCAAATTTATATTTAACAACCTTATCTACTTTTTTTGAGAAAATATTAAGAACGTTTGACGATTTAGATTCATTGGTTTTAAAATCAAAAGATAAAACCCTATCACCAACTTTAACATCTTCAATATTCACATATGTTCCATCTTCCATTAAGATTGGTGTACCTTCCACAAAACAAGGTGCGTTGTGTGTAACTAAACTATTGAATGCGGTAGAACCGTTTATAATATAAGTGTCGGTATCTTCAACATCGAGTTCAATGAAAGTTAATTCATTTTCAGTTGAAACATAAAAATTAACATCATCTACTTTAACTAATTCCCCATTTATGTCATAAAGATAATCGGTATCTGCTTTCACACTTGCAACCGCCTTAAAACTGGTTTTATTAGTTAAACTATCATAAATTAAATATCCTTTATCAGTTCCGGCAAATAAAGAATCATTATCCACAACCATTTCAATCATTGAGTGGTATTTCAAATTTTTAGTACCCTTAAATACCACAACTGAAGAAGTTACATAAGACCCACTTGGAAATTGGTCACCGTCATAAGTACTATTCCATGAAAATAAATCCGAATCACCTTGTAATGAACTACTGATGTAGTAGGATTTTACCGATTCACCAACTTGGATGTCCGATATTTCTTTCCAAGTATCATCTTCCATAAGAACCTCATGTGATGATAAAATACCACCCGAATCCGCTTTAAACATATTTGTTACGAATTCGTAAAAATGATAATCTTTTAACTTATTAGTTTCATCATCTAAATTTATTGAAGATGGAATATCAAGAATTGCACTCTTTTTAAAACTTGCCAATTCAACAAAATCTAAATCAGGACCATATACAACACCAATAAATCTAACCGAAGTAATGTGATTGTTAGCATCTACACTTGAAGGATGGAAATGATATTGTTCAATTAATTTATCTTCTCCTGAATTCTGACTTAAGAAACTATTCCAATTTTCTTCAACACTACCACTTACGGTACTCATTTTGAAAAAATCAATAGGATTGAAATGTTCGTCAACATCCTTAATTGTGGCATCAGGTATGTTGGGAGAGTTTAATTCACGAGTTAGTGTATCGAATTCACCAAGAGATGATGAATGATAATATGCAACACAGTAATCTGTTATAGAATTTTGTGTAAATAAGTTATAAACATTTAATCTATTTTTACAATATTCACTATCAAATAATGCAGATTCGTCATATGCAATTCTTAACACAAATTTGTCATCCCCGTCCTCAATAGTGGTTGGGTATATTGTATTAAGGTTTTCATCGTGTAAATTCACAGTGGTAATAAATTCACAATTTTCACTTATGTAATTTGTTATGTGTGTAACTATTTGTGAATGAATTACGGGTTTATAAATAATATCAAGTTGAGTTAAATTATTTGTTTGTAAAATATTTACAAACTCTGTTAAATTGAAATTAGATAATTCGTTTTCAACAATACCAGTATCGGTATTTAATTCCAATAATCTTAAATTACCACTTGAATCTTTGACAAAATCTGCGGAAAATAGTGTTCCTTTCATGATATTTTTTTATATATAAATACTTATTTTTTATCTTTTAAACCAAATTTTATCCAACGATACCATATTCGTTCATGAAGATAGTATTGAATTGGTTTATAGATAAGTTCAACAACACCAAATGCCACCCCAACCTCTATGGATCCTCCAACCCACCATACCACAAGAAACCCAATTAGGGAACTTATAATACGGTATGAGATTGTTTTGGCGATGTGTCTTTTACGTTCTACTTTCATATCATTTTATTTAATCTTACTTTATATTTTTCAGATAGAATATACTTTTCAATCACTCCTTTATCTGGTGGAATTTCTAAATAATCAAAAATTTCATTAATTATTTCCATATTTTTATAGATAAAGATATCTTCGTAATAATATATTTTAAACTGATATTTTGACCCAAAATAATTCATCATGTTTTTAATATTTAATAAATTCTTTTGAGTGAATTCTAATAACGTTTGGGGAATCTTTTTTATTTCGTAAAACTTTTTTCTGTGCCAAACAAAATTGTTATTTAAATAAGCATGATATGCCATACTTTCAAGTTGTAATTTCTCATCTCTTCTATCTATTAAAATGATTTTATCAAAAGTGTTATATAACCAATCGTTAAATTCTACGTTTTCAATCATATCAACATTTACAAGCTCACCATCAATTATGGTAAACCTTTCGGATCCTTGTCCAATTAATGTTTTAATAAAAACATTTTCCTTTTTATTTAGTTCTAAAAAAACATCATTTACTTCATCTAATGTTTTTAATTTATGGAAAGGTTCGTTTGATGAATAATAAAATTTGGGTAGATGTTCATCAATACAATTAAAAAGAGAACTAGAACCACACCTACCTGAAGATATTATACAAATTTTCATTAACCATTGTTTTTATCATTAATAACAACACCATCAGGTGTCATGTGACCAATTCTTATTGCAGTACCACTTATTTTTGCAACATCCCACGGTGGATGATGGTATACAACTTCATAACCAACATCTCTACCATAGTTAAAACTTTCAATATCAGGAATGATACTTACTAAAATTCTATCTATATTTTCTTGAAAGAATGGTTCTTCCATCAAATCCATCATAACTCTATGAGCCGATTTTGGATTATTTTCATCTTCAGAAACATCTCTAATTGCAACCCAAACATTTTTACCTTTTTCTAATTGTTGATTAATGAGCCATTCGTGACCCTTGTGCCAATTTTGCCACCTTCCCACATACATTGCATATTTTTTACTCATAATGTTATACTATTTAATATTTTATTTAATGATTCTTCAACGGTTTCTGTGGTGGTATCAATATCTATAAAGTTTTCTGTCGGGGGTTCATAATTAGATACATGGAAACTTTCCCTACCTCGAATCTCACTAGTGTGTACATAAACTTCTGTAACATCTGCTAGTTTTTTAAATGAGTCTCTTTGGTCCTTATATGGTGATACTAGTGATACCAAAACAGTATAACCTTTCATATGGAGGAAAAGTGCAATGTCTTGAGCCCTCTCAATATTTCTTCTTCTCCCTGTTTCGGAATAGTCTTTGTTTTGGAAAATATCTCTTAAATCATCCCCATCAATGTGTACCATCCATGTTGGTGAAAGAGTTTTTATTAATTCTAAGGCAATGGTTGTTTTACCCGCACCCGGCTGTCCCGTAAACCAATATATCATACTAAATAATATATAAAATTTATCTTAGAAATTAAATTCTAAATCGGGAAAATTACCTATTAATGGTTATATATGAATGGATCTCGTTTTCTTAACTCTTCTAATTTCATTTTAAAACGTTTTTTACGTTTATAGTCACCTATCTTTTCTTTAATCCAATTAAAAATGTTTTTCATAGTTCTATTTATATATTAAATAATTACCCATAACCATATAATCCATTTCAGTATTATAAAATGTTTCAATTGCATCTTGTGGTGTTAATACCATAGTTTTGTCTTTTATATTAAATGATGTGTTGAGTAATATAGGGTATCCACTTAATTTTTCAAACTCTAACAATAAATTATAAATTGAAGTGTTTTTATATACCGTTTGAATTCTGGCAGTACCATCGACATGTGTTATGGAGGGTAATTTATCAATATATTCAGTTTTAACCTTAACAATTTGATTCATAAATGGTACATCATCATGAACATGAAAATATTGATGTTGTTTTTCTTTTATCACCATAGGTGCAAAAGGTCTAAATCCTTCCCTTTTTTTAATAACCTTGTTTATTTTATCTTTCATTTCTGGTATTGTTGGGTCTGCCAATATCGATCTATTACCTAATGCTCTTGCACCAAATTCAATATGTCCTCTGTACCAACCAATAACTTTACCCATTCTTAATTTTTCTGCTACTTTTTTAAGTAACATTTCTTCAGATTTATATTTAAAATATTTTAAGTTTTTAGTGTTTTTAACAAAATCATCAAGGTGATAACTCGGACCTAAAAATGGGTTCTTAGGTATTCTATCTTTTAATTTATTATTTTTAACCATGTAGTGAATACAGGCACCAACAGAGGAACCCGCATCAGATGGTGCTAATGGTATCCATAGGTTATTAAAGTGGGTATTCGATATTATTTTACCGTTAGCGGTACCATTATATGCGCAACCACCAGATAAACATAAGTTACTATTTTCATCAATCAATGAAACCGATTTTATCACATCAAATAATATTTCTTCATACCTTTTTTGAACTGCAGCTGCAAGATTTTTATGGTCTTCTGTTATTTCACTATCAGGTACTCTCGGATCAATTTTTAATAATTCTAATAGTTTGTAATTAAACATTTCTGTTGTTGATTTATCCCAACAAAACACATCCATATTACATTTTAAACTATTGTTATCATATTTAATTAATTTTCTAACATTTTCAATGTATTTTTCCGAATCACCATATGGGGCCAACCCCATTACCTTATATTCCCCTTCATTTGGTTTGAAACCTAAAAATGATGTTAATGTAGAATAAAATAACCCTAACGAATGTGGATATTCGGCCATGGTTATGTAATCGATACCACCATCGTCCGCAATCCCCATTGACAAAGTGTCAACTTCACCAACACCATCTATTGATAGACATACAGCGTTCTTGAAATTTGAACTGAAAAAAGAATAATATTGATGGGATTCGTGATGTGTTGAATAAAAAATATTATCGGAATATTTCTTTAATTCCTTTTTTAAATCCCAAGTATTTTTTTTTATTTTATATAATGATGATATTGAATATAAAGGATTTTTTAATATTT